CCCCTCCTAGTTTATAGGCGTCGTGTTGAACGAACGCTTGCTGTTGGTGTTCCACCGCCAGTGATACCTGATAACAGGCTCATAATATCTGGTGGCGCTGATTCAATATCAGTTGTAGCGCCTCCTGCTGGAGCACCAGCGGGAACAGGGGACGGTTGCTCAACCGCTTGTTGGTCCCCAGCAGGAGGAACTGGTTGCGGCTGTGGCGTAAAGACTTCTTCAATGACGTCCTCTAGTGCCTGTCCCTTTTGGCGTGCCTTAATGACAGCCGCAATCTGACGCACTACTTCAGAAGCGTCCTGGCCTTGCATAGCCATCTGTGGTATCGCTTGAGAGAGTGCAGTAATGGAACCGAGTAATGACTGACGCATATTCTCGATTTCAATTTTTTCTAGTTCTTGGGTTACGTTAACTGTGAATGGAAGTTCACGCATTGCCATATCCTTGGAGATGAGTCCACCACCAAGTGCTTGGAGCATAAAGATAAGTCCCTGTGCTGGGTTAAGACCAGCTAACATACCATAACGAACATCGGCTGAGTAGTCGCCCTTGATGTCTTTCTTTGGTGAGTATGTAATTTCATATGGTGAACCTGAGTCAACACCACGAATTGTTTTTTCTTCTGGGAAAATTAATTCATCAACCTGGAAACAAAGTTGAATTACATCGCGAAGAGAAGAAGCAAAGATTGCTTGTGCAGACTTGACCTGTGTATCAAAGGCTCCCATAAGAGCCTGAACGCCTTGGCCAGTAACAACTGACGCACTAATGTTTCCTGTACGTGATTCAGGGTAACGAGCACCGACACGAAGTTCTTGGTTAAGAATGTTCTGCTCAGTAAAGGCACCTGGTGGAATATTAAGTTCTACACGGCGTACGCCTGCTGGGTTAGCTGTACGAATAACAGCGTCACCGCCAAGTTGCAACTCTTGTACATCCTGTGGAAGCACGATTGGAGCTTGAACAGATTTCTCTGCAGCTTCCATTGCGAGCAATGCAAAGCGGTTACGAAGTAACTGGATACCCAGGATGTCGTCAAACTGTCCGCGTAGTTCATCATCGATAGATGGCTTACGTGCTACTACAACCATCATCTTACCCAATGGATTTGTAGCACGTGATAGTACTAGGTTATTCTTTGTAGGGATGTAAATGATTGATTGGTCTTTGTCAAAGTAGCGAATCATTTCTACTTGAGTATTTAAGTCTTGCTTGTAGCTTGCGCCACCTAGCAAAGAGTACTCGTACTCAGGGAACAATGAAACTAACTCTGCCAAAGAAGTCATGTAGCGTTTTGCAAAGGCAATGCAGCGTCCGTAGCGGTCGAATTCTGGGTAAGCACCCACTGGGTTTTCTAGGCGGATACGTGGCATCTTTGCTTCCTCATCCAATTCAATAAAGAATGGGAGGAAACCGTAAGTTAGGTACCAGTCGGCACCTTGATACATCTGAACCGAAAGGTCAGAGTGAGCAAAATAATTTGAGGCAATACGTGTGCGCTTGTCAGCAAACTGACGGGCTCTATCTGAAACAGAGTTGGCAGCAGAACAGTTGACTGCAGGTAGTGGTGCCATAACCTCAGACAGGTCGCGTGCGACAATGTCGATAAAGTTAGCAACTACGTTAGCATCTACTCCGTCTGGGAAGAAGTCAGGATAAACAGATGCAATCTGTCCTTTGCGAACTGCAAGAACGTCAAGGTTGCGACCGTCGCGTTCAGCGTTGCGGAAGCGAAGGTTCTCGACTCTTGCCGCAACTTGTTCCATTGATAATGCCATTGTTGTCCTAACGTAGAATTAAAAAATTATTTATTCGAAGATGGTCGATAGACTTTGTTTACAGTTGGAGTTGTAGTTTTTACTCCACCTTCATATCTACGGCCTTGGAGTAGCGCACCAAAAAATTCACTGCGTTGTGTCTGCAGTTTCTTCTTGTTTGATTCAGTTTTATTTTTATTGTATGTCTCGCCAGAGTTGCCCCATTGCTGGAGTTCCTTATCTACGTTGCTAACATATTTTTTAATTCTGTTAAGTGGCATTTTATATCCTAACTATAAGTATCTTGCCATTGCTCAGCGAAAGCTTCATCTAGATTCAATGACATGCGTTGTTGTTTTTGACTTCTGGTTGCCCAGCGATTATTTTGGTACTGACCAACTTGTGAGGACTGTTGCATCAACTCACGTATACGAATGATAGCAAACCATAAAGCCATCACGCAGTCAGTTGGATTTTTAGTATCTGGCTTCCAGGTAATGAGTTGCTGTACAAGAGACTTGAGTCCCTCTGAGCCTTCGTTACTTGGTAGTTCGATTAAACCATTGTCTTGGTAGCGACCATCATGTATAGTACCAAAAAGGCTAGACATAGATGCCACACCGAAAGATGTGTCCCACTTGTTCTTACCAGTAAAGTGTGAGTTTAACTGACAGCCGTAGGTAGCCAGATAGTTACGCAGGTCAGTATCCATAGCGTAGTACTTCTGGTGTGCGTTAATTTCTACACGGAACTCTTGAGGGTGATACTTCTCGACCCACTCACGAATTAGAGCGTTCTCTTTTTGAGGAGTAGGGTCTGACATATTGACGCAGTCAAGTACATAGATTGTACTATCGTCGCGGTTAAGAGTTACGGCTACAAATGCTGAACGGCCAGATACGGCAGGGTCAAAGCCAATTACTGTGTAGGTCGAGCCTGCTCTGGACGGGTGCCCTGGAGTACCAGGTTTAAGCGGTCCACGCTTTCGCATACCGTTAACACATCCTGCAACTGCTGTTGGCGAGAATATGGAATCGGACTGGACGTCTTCTTGCTGGTAGACCATAGCCCAGACAGATGCCGCAACTTCAGAGCGGCGCGTAAAAAGCGAGGGTCCATCCCATTTCGGATAAAGTCCATTTTCGTCAGGCTCATCAATCTCGTTTTCCTGCATCGTGGTCTTAGGCCACAGCGTCTTCCAGTTATCAGGCTTCTCGTCAAACTGAAGTACGGCAGGCATTGCAAAGTAAGTAAAGGGTGATTTGCCACCAGACCACTGTTGAGGGTCACGTAGCATTTTGTATAGGTCAATTGGTGCAACTCGAGTGCCAACGATAATTAATTTACCATGTCGCCCAAGGCGGGTAATAACTTCCTTTTGAATCCACTCGAGCTGCTTTTCCCACTCGTGAGCGTTTGAGCCCATCACAGCATCGTCGATAATAATCAGGTCAGCGCGAGCACCGTAAATCTGTGAGCCCATACCTAGGGCTTGGACCGTAGGGTCCTTTTCGCCAGAGTCGCGTCCTGTTCCCAGATAAATCATGTCAGCAGACCATTGTGTTGAATCCGCCTTATATCCTCCATTTGGGCCGAAGGCTACTTGGAGTTTGGTGAAGGCTGGGTGGGAAAGTCTTGTTTTGATTGCGCCAAGGAATTTGCGAGCCATACCCTGAGTCTTAGAAACAATAATGACTCGCGCATTGGGGTTGGTAACAATCTTATAAACGACGTAGTTAGTCGTAATGACCGTACTCTTAGCATGCTCAGGAGGTACGTTAATGAGAACACGGTTAGCCGCTCCTGGCTCGTAGGTCATGGCTGGGTCTAACCAGCGGGGGTCACGGCCCTCAATTAGGTCTACCCAGTCAAGGTGATGCTCGAAGAGCTTAGTGTCTAGGAACTGCTCAGAGAAGTCGGGAAAGGAAATATCTCCCAACTCCTTTAGGTCAGTCTTGATGCCCTTACCCTCGAGGCGAGCAGCCTCGGCACGTGCTTTGAACTCAGGGTCAGTTGCTGACCATTGGCGGAATGCCACATCTGAGCGGCCCACAGAGGCCATAGCCTGGGTAATCGTGCTACCCTGACTCAGTTGCTGCAAGGCTTTTTCTTGCGCCTCGCGCTTAGGAATATTCTGAATCCCAGGTTTTCTACCCATCAGTTGTCCCCATCATTTACAGTCATTTAACGCTGGCCGATTAACGGCAGAACTTCCCCATATTATAATATATTATATAATATATAAGAGTCGCGGAGTCTTAAACGGAGCGACTCCGTATATGTATTTCTATACATATAAGATAACCTGTTCAAATCGTAAAACCGAACAACTGAAACCAATATATTTTTAAAAGCCCTGGTCAGGGCTATATATAGGGGTAGCTGACTTATATGGCAGGGGGGTATAATTATATAACAGAAATTTTTATTGGGATACTATATACCCCCTGCCTACTCAAAATAAATCTTATGGGGTCATAATTGTCGACAAAGAGACAAAACTATAAAGAGATTAAGCGGTTTAGGTATTTATCTACATACAGACACTCTACCCACACACAGCGGGCTCTCAGGAAACTCTCAGTTAACTCTCA